AACTATCGAATGGTGGCACTTTGAGTTCTTCACAATTTCAAAATAGTCTTGAAACTTATTCTGATAATCTAATAGATTTCCAAAAGAATATTTTTAATAATTTGATGACTTACTTACAAAAAGAGTTACCAAACATTTCAAGTGTACCTGAAGGTGGAATAAAATCTGCTATTGATGGTGAAATTGTTAAAGTTCAGTACTGGGAAATGTTTAAGGCTTTGAACGACAAATGGATTGCGGGTAACACATATAGTGAGGATACATTATTACAAGACTTTTTATTTGTTGATAGAGCTTCAAGGAATGTCGGTGATAAGATTTTAGTTGATCCTTTTGTTTTAAAAGACAAATTAAGATACCTAAATGTAGGTGCAAGTGTGTTTGGTTTGATTTCTAGTATTCTTGTTGAAAACCACTTTAGTGTGATGCCTTTACCTTCATATGTTAACTTTTATGGTGTTCAAACACCTGATGGAACTAACAGACCAAAAACAGAAGCAAGTTCAGATTTTGCCAATAGTCTATGGGGAACGTTTTTGAGTGTCGATTATAGAAGATCATCACCGAAAATGGTTTGTTTCTATTCGGAAAAACCTTCAGCGTATGCTAATGGAGCCGGTAACAAAGACTATCGATATAAGAATGATTCGTTTGCATGTAAAAGTTTAACAGATAACCCACTATTCGAAGATCAAACTAATAAAACTGATTGGTCCCTATCAAATAGATGTGTTGCGTTTAACGTTGACATGGGAGTAAGAAATCAGGGGGTGTTTTATAACTTTAGTATATCACAAGATTTAGGTAAGGCAACAAGTGAGAGTTTAGCTGCAACAAATCAATTAGGTAACCAAGCAACAGGAAAAAGAGTTACATCTCAAAACGTTTCTTTATTAAACATTTATAACGAAAGAAGTTATCAGGCCAGTGTCGTTGCTCTCGGAAACGCATTGATACAACCTATGATGTATTTTTGTCTGAACCATGTACCAATGTTTAACGGTTCTTATTTGATAACAGAGGTTAACCATACGATATCACCAGGAGTTTTTCAAACATCGTTTGTTGGAACGAGACAAAGAATTTTTGCAGCACCTAGAATCAATAATTATTTAATTAGTCTTAATCAAAATTTATTACAAAAGTTAGAAGACAAATTGAAAATTACTCAGACAGCACCAACAACCGCTGCGACAAATGAAACAAGTAAAAAATCAAATGCTGCTCCAAATTCGTGTGTTACTAGTTTGGTTAAAAAATATGAAAAATACGTTGCTGCGAATTCACAAGAAACTAAGACAACAACTTTAGATTTGTTTAGTAATATCTATAAAAACAGAACAGTAAGTCTATCTGATAGACAACAAAAGATATTAACGTTTTCTGCCTTTGCGTTTGCATATGTAATGTCCTATGAAAATAGTATGATTCAAGGATATAATAATAACTATGGTAATGTTGACTTGGGTCAAGATTGGGGGGGAGCTGGTACTAATAATTTCTTAAACACTTATTGTTGTGTTAATATTGGTACTGATAGGGGATCAAAACCAAAACCATTTGCAAATTTTGCGTCGATAGATAACTTTAGTAAACTTATAATATCAAGATTATCACAAAACTTTGATCAGATTAAAGAGTTTGAGCCTGGTACAATAATACCAACACCAAATGCGTTGTATAATTATTTTAAGGCGGCTTGGCCAAAAAATAGAACATTACCAAAAGAACTAGAGGATTTTGAAAAGAACCAAGGTAAAGAAGTTAGAGCAAAAATGGAAAAAGCTGTTTCAGAAATTAAAGCATTAGCTCCTCAGTTGAATATTGACATTTTGGTTAGTAGTACACCTTCTACTTTGACCCCACTTACTACAGATCAAGAACTTCAAAGGATTCAAGCACTTCGAACTGAGTTACAGCAAGCTATAACGCCTAATGCTGATGATAGAACAATATTAAGTAATGCTGGAAAAGCAACAGGATCGCTAACATCAGTAGAATATTCATTAACTGCATCTATGTCGTCGAATGGGTTGTTAACGATTACAGGAAATATCGGTTCATCACCATTATCAAAATCTTACAAACTGAAAGTATATTTGATTTCTTTCGAAGGATCAGGGTCCGAAACTGTTATAGGAGAAACACAATTAATACCAAAGTCTCTTGGACAAAACAACGGATATACATTTACAACAACCAAGTCATTTAGACAAGAATGTGATATAGCTGCCGATCAAACAAATAGCTCAATAGGATTTAAAGTTCAAGTAATTGAATATCCTGAATACCAATATGCAAATACATTCAGAGTTATGAAATATGATTGTCCAACAAGAAATCTATTACCTGGAGATGTCGTGAATAGGGCGGTTTATGAACAGATAAATGCTAATCCATGTGCGATTTGTTACCCTAATGGAGGTCCTAACATTAGAATTAATGGAAAGGATTGTCTACCAAATACAAGACCACCAAGAGAAAACATATACAATATTACAACCGATAAAGATGCGAATGGTAAAATAACAAAAGTAACGTTTACAATAAAACCTGATTCTGGTATTTGGAAAATATTCACAGGTAAATACAATTTACGATGTATGGGAACAAGTGCATCAAGTCAAACATCAGGTGATATATCACAATCACAACAGAGTATTTCATTTGATATTGTGGATATTGTTGACGGATGTGATGCTGGCGCTTATACAGTCAATTTAGAAGCGACAGCACAAGCGTATCTTCAGAACGGTCAACCAGATAGTACTAAACAACAACAATATACTACATATGTTGTTCAAGGGACAATTTAGCAATAGCAATATATTTATAAATAAAAATAACATGGATATTAAAACAGCCTTAAACAATTATCTTGGTAAATCAACTAGGTATTCTGAAATGGATAATGGTGACGGATCAAAACAGGTTTGTGACTTAGATACAGGTGATTGTTACACAGTACGTATGAAAGATGGTCTTATTGAAAGAGTAGAAAATACTATGACAATAAATAAAAAAGTTAAAGTTGAGACTCGTCAAGGGTTCAAACAATTATTAAATGGGTAACAAAATGAATTTAGATAAAAAAATTATTGCAGAGATTGCGAAGTTCAATAAAGTGAACAAATACATTATGGAACAAGACGCTGCGGCAGTGCCAGCAGTACCTGAAGATCCTGCAGCTTTACCTGATGTACCAGCACCACCTGAAGACCCTGCGGCTACACCACCAGTGGATGCACCTGCAGAGAAAATAGATGTTGCAACGGATCCTGATGTTGAGAAAATCGACGATAAAGGAGATAGTGAAGAAGGTGACGGAACTGAAGAACTTGATATTACAGACTTAGTTAAGTCACAAAGTAATATTGAAACTAAACAAGACGATTACTTTGAAAACCTTTTCGGACAACTTTCAAATTTAGAATCTAAATTATCTGAAATGGATAGTATTATGTCTAGATTGAATTCTATTGAATCTAAGATAGAGAAATATAGAACTAAAACTCCTGAAGAAAGATTAGAATTAAGAAGCTATGATTCTTACCCATTCAATCAAAAACTTTCAGACTTCTTTGAAGATAAAGAAAAAGAAATGGAATTAACAGGTAAAAAAGAATATATTTTAACACCCGACGAAGTAACTGATGTTAATGCTAGTGAAATTAAAGGAACATTCCAACCTACAAAAACAGACGATAATCGAAACTACGGTAGTAGATAATTAAGAAAAAAATAATTTAATTAAAGGAATTACAATAGTAGTTCCTTTTTTTATTTGACAGATGACCAATGTTTGATTATATTTATTGTATAATAATTTATAAAACTTAAATCAAAAAACATGAGTTCATTAGACGCCGTATTGGCACAGTATGAAAAATCGAAGCAAGCTTCAGGGGGTTCCCAATCTAAAATGTCTCAAGATGAAAGAATGAAGAAATACTTCGCTCTTATCTTAGAGGATAAAGAAAAAACAGGATCAAGAAAGATCAGAATTTTACCAACACCAGATGGTTCATCACCATTCAAAGAGGCGTGGTATCACGAAATTCAAGTTGGTGGAAAATGGCAGAAATTCTACGATCCAGGAAAAAATGACAACGAACGTTCACCTTTAAATGAGGTTTATGAAGAGTTGATTTCTACAGGAAAAGATTCAGACAAAGAATTAGCAAAACAATACAGATCACGTAAATTCTATATTGTTAAATTAATCGATAGAGACCGTGAAGAAGATGGTCCAAAGTTTTGGAGATTCAAACACAATTATAAGAACGAAGGTATTTTAGATAAAATCATTCCTATTTGGAGAAACAAGGGTGATATCACTGATCCTGAAAAAGGTCGTGATTTGATTATTGAGTTATCAAAATCTAAAACAGGTAATGGTAAAGATTATACAACTGTACAAACAATTATGTATGATGATCCAACACCTGTTCATGATGAGGCAGATCAAGCTAAGGCTTGGGTTAGCGATGAGTTAACTTGGTTAGATGTTTATTCTAAGAAACCTGTTGAGTATCTTGAGGCAATTGCAAGAGGTGAAGTTCCACGTTGGGATAGTGATAAAGGTGGTTACGTTTATGGTAACGACGAAGATGCTACTACATCGATCGGAGGAGCAAAAGCACCTTTTGTTGACACACAGGCTGATCAAGAACCAGATGGTGATTTACCATTTTAATTTATAACGGGTGGGAATAAACTCCCACCCTTAATTTTTTATATGACATTTAAAGAAGAAATTGAATTACAACTTAAAGACAATAGAATATTGTCTTATGAGTTATTGACTGAATTAGGAAACAAGAATTACTTTTCAGGTAGAGGTAAACAAATTGGTGATACAATCTTATTCGGTATGTTGAAAGGTGAAACTGAGGAAGGAGAAACATATTTTACTATAGTAACATTCCACAAAGAAGAGATTGGTGTACTATATGAAGAAGATGATTCATTCTATATTACACTAAAAGAAAGTAGATTACCAAACATTAAAAGAATAGAAAATGGCGGGAATTAAGAAAAAAGAGAGCGGAGGATTTAAAGATAAGTTCTCAACAAAAACAAAATATAAAGATACCAACTACTACTTTTGTGGTGAGGCTTTCTTAAGTGCTAGTGGATTACCGGGTCCTGTTATGGGAGGTATCAATATGTTCTTGGGACATAGTAATAGTTCTAAGACAACCGCTATGATATTGGCAGCTGCTGATGCTCAAAAGAAGGGACACTTACCTGTCTTTATCATTACTGAAAAGAAATGGAGTTGGGAACATGCTGTTGAGTTAGGTTTGGATGCCAAGAAGAACTCCGACGGAGAGTGGGATGGTGACTTCATCTTTAATGATGGGTTTGATTATATTGAACAAGTAACTGAGTTTATTAATGAAGTATTAAACGCTCAAGAAAAAGGTGAAATACAACAATCTATTTTATTCCTTTGGGATTCAGTAGGTTCAATTCCCTGTAAGATGACCTTCGATGGTAAGGGTGGTAAACAACATAACGCGGCAACACTTGCTGACAAGATTGGTATGGGAGTTCACTCAAGAATTTCTAAATCAAAGAAAGAAGATTATGCTTACTATAACACTTTGGTTGTTGTAAATCAGCCATGGGTGGCTCTTCCTGACAAT